CCACCTTCGCGACCGGTGGATTGCCTGCTAGCGCCGCGAAGTTCGTACCCGACTCGGTGATGACCTGCACCGAGTCGGTGCCGTTCACTGCGATGCAGTCGTTGCCGAACATCGCGAATCGCCACCGCGCCGTTGGCGCAGTCGAGAAGTTTTGCGAGACCGAGTAGTGCGTCCACGATCCCACCGAGCCGTAGTAGAGCGCCGTGTTCGTGCCGACGAACAGCTTGCGCGAGCCGTCGAGGAACTGCGCGACGTACGCGCCGTAGCACGCGCCGTCATCCGCCGGGGACTCGCGCGGCGGTGGCGCGTCATACACCTCGACCATGGACGGCACGCGCCGGAAGCCCTTCAAGGTCGGATACCATCCGTCGCAGTCGATCCACGGCGCAGGAACGGCCTGCTCCCCGGGCTGGATGTTCGTATCGAGGTCCGGCGCGAAGCCGATGAACTGCAGGGACTGGATCATCAGCAACGCGATCAGGCCCATGGCCTTATGCCCGGCGCGAACACGCGCGCCTCGTACTCCGCCACTAGCTCCACCCATTCGGCCTCGGCCGCGGCGAAGTTCTCGGTCGCGCGCTCACGATCGAGCATGTAGTCGCGCCACAGCACGCCCTGCGCCCACAGCCGAATCGGCGTCTCCGCCTCGTTCACCCAGAAACCTTCGTCGTCGTCCGACTGCGGCGTGGCGTAGCGGTTCAGGTAACGGACCGTCAGCGTATAGGCATTGCTATCCGGGCGCGGATAGACCTTGAAGTCGCTCCCGTAGAGCGCGACGCATTCGGGGATTGATCGCGTCGGGTCCGTCGCGTTTGCATCCATCTCGTCAATCTCCTGGATCGAGACGACCCGGAGCGGCGAGATAATGCCGTGCGCCGAGAGGTTGAACTGTAGCGCGCGCGAGAAGTCCGGCGGCAGCGGATACACGTCCTGTCCCGTGACGAGCGCCAGCGGCCCATACGTGGACTCCGTGACGAAGTGCGCGCGCCGTTGGAAGTGCTTGATCGCGTCGTTGATTGCGTTCTGGATCGGCGCGCCTGCGAGGTCCGAGCGTTGCAGCTCGTCGAGCGCGCGCGATTGCAAGTCGGCGTAAGTAGCCGTGGCCGGCCTCGAAATGGCGAAGAGGGGCGACACCAGCTAAGGTGCCGCCCCTGCGCCTCACTTCTTCGGGAGGTTGGCCCCGTACGGATTCGGCTCGGTGTTGCCCACGCGAGCCGCACCGGCATCGCCGTTGTCCCGACCGTAGGTCGCGGTCGAGTTCTTCGTGCGGTACGGGTCCGCAGTAGCGGGCTTCGACTCGAAGCTCTTGCTGTCCTTCGGCATCTTCAGCTCCTCAAGGGTCCTCAAGCACGTACGCGACGTTGATGTGCGCGTTCGCGCCCGAATTGTTGTCCACGTTCAGCGCCGTGGATGTGTTGGCTTGGAACAGGAAGCCGCCCGACGGCGCGGTGTGCGCGATCGGACTCGACGTCGAGACAAACCCACGCCACAGGTCCGACCCGTTGTCGTTCAGGAACTTCACCAGCCCGCCGGTCGAGTTGCCACCCGACACCGACAGCGCAATCACCGCGATGCGCTTGCCGGCGACCGCCGACACGACGGTATTCGTCGAGCCGGTCGCCTCCGTGTGGGTCGCCGAGAAGACGGCCGGGGGATACCCCCGGCTCGTCCCCAGCGTGTTGGCCGATCTCTCGCCGCTCATCAGCGCACAGGCTGCTGATAGCGGGGCCGCGTCGAGTAGACGTAGAACCCCTTGATCGTGCCAGTCGACGCCGCCGACGACGCCGCACCCGTCACCGTCAGCCGAATGTCGGCCGCGTTGGTGTAGATCTTCGGCAGCGCCCCGGCGATCGTCCCGCGCACCTTGCCATCCTCACCATCGGCTACGAAGCTGTTGATGCGGACGTCTGTGTTGTGGAACGTCGACGACCCCGCAGCGAGGAACGCATCGTTGTCCTCACTGTCCCCAAGCACAGCGGTCAACGTGGCGCTGTTCGTCCCGGTGTCGAGCGTCGGCACGTCCACAGACAACGCCAGGAGCGTCGACTGCGGCGGCAGCTTCCCGAGGATGAACACGTCCCCGTTTGCGACTGCCTTGGTGATCGGCAGGACGAACTCCTGCCCGATAGCCGCGCCCTCCGGGCGCTCGTACGGCACGAAGTTCACGCCCGCCGCACTGCTACGGTAGGTAGCCATCTAGCACCCCCGTCACGCAGGCCGCGTCTCGGTCGACGCCTCTTGCTCGTTGCAGACATACATCACGAAGCCCGTGATGCTGGCATTGAGCAGCGTGTTGGTAGCGGCGACGAACGTCATGCGCACGTCGTCGTCATCCGTCTCGCCGCCAGCCGAGGTGTTCAGCACCCGGAACGGGAGCGACCCCTGCTTGATGTGCGTGTTCGCCGTCACCGCCGAATCGAAGCTCGACACGCGACCAGCGGCGCTGGCGGTGTTGTACGCATCGATGAAGCGAGTCGCGTTACTCGCCGTGCCGATCGCCGCCCGGCTCGTGGTGCCCGAATCGAGATCGCCAATCTCGATCTGCAGGCCGACCAGAGTCGAGAAGCGCGGCAGCTTCGCGAGCACCAGCACGTCCCCGTTCGCCCCGAAGCTCGGGGTGTCGGCGGTACTGACATCGAAGCGGAACGGCACCACCTGCATGCCAACGCCAGACCGGGCGGGCATGTTCTTGGCCGTATCGGTGTAATACGTAGCCATTCGTTACATCACCTCCATCCGCCGCGCCGCTTACGCACCGGGCGAGTACGTCGAGACGACGATCGTCCCGTGGTCGATGCCATTGAACACCGCTTTCTTCAGGCCCCAGATGGCGCCCGCGTAGATGTTCAGGCGGTTCTCGCCGTCCTTCAGCTCCTCGACCCAGCGAATCTTCTCGGGCCAGGATCCGTCGCGACCGAACGCGAGGCAGCCCGCCTGCGCGCCCATGAACACCGCACGAGCGACGTTCGTCGTACCCTGAGCGGGCGGCCCGAGGTCCGTACCGTACGCCTGATTACCCTGGGTGTTGTCGCCCCAAGGCATCCGGGCGTCCTCGAAGATCAGTGTGTTGTTGTAGCAGGCGAGGGCACCCGTGATGATCGGGTTGTCCTTCACCATGCCGCCAGTCATCGCCGCGAGCTGCAGCTTGACCCACTGGCCCTCGCTGAGCGAGGTGCGAAGGTCGAGCGCCTGCGCAGGGTGCAGGACAATGACGTAGTACCCCTTGCCCCCGATCTTGATCGGGCGGATCGCCGGAGTCGACGTGCGGGCCCTGTAGACGCACTTGTCGATCAGCTCAAGCGTGAACTTGTGCTCCGAGCCCGTCAGCTGCGCCTCGCTCGTGGCGTTACCGCCAAAGATGTGGCGGCTCGAGCTCGGCGCGCTCACCGCGTTCAGGCCGGTGTAACGAATGTCGGTCTGCGCGGTGTTGCCAGCGAGCTGGTTGATCCAGGCAACGTCAAACGCCTGCGACCAGCGGTCGCGCAGCGCCGAGTTGACCTCATTGCGCTTCGACCACGGCACGCGCTGCTGCGACATCAGGCCGGTGCAGTTGCCCACGAACCGGAGCTGGTCGATGTACAGCGTGTCGGAGTAGGTCTGTAGCGCCTCCGCCGAATGCTCTGCGGTCGCGTCGCCGAGCACGCCCGCGCTCGTGAACTGCATGCGCAGGCCGTACGTGATGCGGTCGCCAGCGCCCTTCAGCTCGTCCTTGATAACGATCGGCATATCGTCGTCAGAGCCGACGATGCGATCGATAAAGGTTTCCTTGAGAGCTTCGACCCAGAGCTTCTTGGACCAAGCCCTATTGGTAAGGGGATCGTTCACCCCGATGATCGTCTGAGCCAATTTTCCGTCCTCCTGGTTGGCGTCAAGACACGAAGTTGCGCGTGCCCTCTGTGACGCCGAGGAGGCGATGGAACTGGCCTCGACCTATTCGAGGTGCTCCCGCTGTTTAGGCCCAGCCCGTGGCCGCGGCGTGCGTGCCGCTGACGGAGCGAGTATGTTAC